TAGTAAGAAACGACTCCATTTGTAGTTACTTGAGTTTCACACCAACTGTCAGCACAAGAATAGATTCCACTGTTGTTTGAATCATCACCAAACTCTTTAAGTAAGATTGAGAGTACTCTCTGTCTTAAATTAAGTTTTTCTTCTAGTTTCATTTTGTAATGTTGCAGTAACCTTGTTCACATAGTTGCTCTAATTTTTCTATAAGATGAGTGTACTCATCCCACAGATAATCAGAACTTGTTTGATCTCTGTATAACTTACAAGCGATTATAGCACGAGCTACATCTGATTCGTTTAGTCTCATAATGTTCATAGTGTTACAGTATAATTATAACGAACTAAATTATACATGCAAACATTTTAGCAGAAATGTCAGGGTTCGTCAACTTCGTGAGATTTCATTTCTGTGTAATTATAATCAGACATCATCGCAAACAACCTGTTTCTAAGGTATTTCAAGTATTCTAATTCTTCTACTGGTCTAACAGGAGGACCAGGAAACATTTCTATATGACTACAAACAATATTATAAAGCATACGGACTTCCTCAATTCTCATTGAGTATTGACAAAACCAATCTCCTTCGTCTTTAGGATATGGCTCTTGGTTTTCGCCATCGTCAGTTATCATTATGCAGATACCGTGTTGTTAGCAGAATTTCTCCTTTGATATGCTGCTGGCGTTCTTGTATTGTTGTTAGATAATCTTGCTTGAAATGTACCTGGTGTCCTTGTTGAATTATCAGACTTCCTTGCTTGGTAATCTGCATTCCAGTTTTTAAATGTTCTAGTAGCCCATCCCTCATTACCTGAGAAATGATTTACAGTACTGCTACCTGGTTGAGGACTGACAGCATTACAATCTTTATCGTTTCTTTGATATGCCATTAGCGTTTACCTCCATTCATTTGCTTGAGCATCTTCTGTAGTTCTGATGTAGAACCTACAAACATAGCATTGTTTGTAACATTCTTAGGACCTTTCTTCTCTTCATCCAAATCTTTGACTTTCTTTTGAAGATCCATAAGTTTGTCAGTCATGTCTGCTACCTGTTTCATGGCGTTTGTAGCGACTTCATATGCTCTTGGATGCCCTGACTCCTGTGCAACCTCTAACGCTCCTTGTACCGCTTCCTGACCCTGATCTATAAGTCTATAGAGTTCTGCTCTTGTATACTCATAGTCTTTTTCCCTATCTTCTGCGACATCATTTGATAGTTGCTTCTTCTTTTCTGGTTCTTTAGATACATCAATATCTAATATATCTTCCATGTTTTCTTCTAAACTCTTCATAAGAATGACATCCCTTCATTAAATCCAAAGTCATCATCAGCAGTTACTAATGCATCATCAGCAGCAGTAACTTGACCATCTTGGTTGATGTCTGTTTTTGCTTTGGGTGTGTAAGATAGTTCAACGTGTCTCTTATTAACATTGGTATCACCAATAGTTTCAATAATACGAGACTTACGAATAACATCTGCTTTGGTGTAAGGACCGTAGATGTAAGACTTAGCAGTAAACTGCATTGAATAAGTTATACTACGTCTTGTACTAAAGTCATCTTCCCAATCATCATCAAAGTCTACACTATTCAATACAACAGCAACATCTCTAACTTCATCCATATCAGGAATAAATTTTAAACTCATGCTAAATGAGGGTTGAAAGAAAGGAAGTATCTGTTCTAGTATTTGTAATCCGTCATCTTGAGACTTACAAAGAATACCAACTTCAAATGAAATGTTGTATGGTACAGGCACATACTGAGTTCTTACTTCATTACCATTATCATTGATAACAGTTTTATATTTTTGTGTAGCAGGTGTTTTTCTTGAAGCATCATAATCAATACCAGTCATTTCAAAATAAATTCGTGGTAAAGTAATTGCTACTTTTCTGCCATCAGTAGGGTTACCTTGCAGTCTGTACAAGAATTTTTGTTTAGGACCATAAGCAAGAGGAACTTTCTCTGTCTCAAGTACTTGACCATTAACAGTCTTCTTCAATTCAATATTATTGAAAAGAGTACCAAATGAAATAACAGTTTTTCTAACTGCTTGATTATAAAATTGAGTTCCTAACATTAGAAGCTACCTGTATAATTACCAAATTCACCAAAGGGATTTACCTCACCCCAATCAACAATATCATCAGCACCTGTTTCAATTGCTTGGTTTTGATCGTATTCAGTGCTTTGGTTATCAATTGTAGAGAATGTCCCTAATGTATATATGGCATTAGATTCAACCCCTCTAATCATATCACCATCAATAAAGTTACCTGTGCGGTTCATAACTTCAAGTGTATATGTCACGCCATTCCAGTCAGCAACCTCAGCAATAGTAGCACTCATTAGATCATATAAAATTGCTTGTCCACCACTTGTAGTAGTCTCCTCCCACGCATTAATAATATATCTTACATTGGCAGAATCATAATAGAAATAACCAGGTGTAGTAGTTGCAGTTGTTCCATTGTATTGATAAACATAGCAAATACGTTTATCTTCAAACTTCCAATAGAAATATTTTTTCTGTGTTGTAGTAGCAAACACAGGATCAAAACCACCACTACCAGTTACTGTAATAACTTTATTAGATGAAGTCCATGTTCTTCCTGCACCTTGTGCAGTAAATCCACCTATAACCACATGCTCATCATTGAGGAATTGAATTGCTTCTGGTGGTGCGTCAATAGTTATTGTTGGAGGATTTACATTTGTTGAGTCATATCCGCTACCACCATTAACAATAGTAAGGGTAACAACACCACCATCTAATATAGACGTTGTAATAATCCCTCCAGATCCATTACCTGCATTACCAATAGTAACATTTGGTGGAGTGTTATATCCTGTACCAGCAAGAGTTACAGTTGCTTGTGATATAGCACCACTAGAATCTACTTCAAGAGTTCCAGTCGCTGTTTGTCTAGTAGTAAGAGAGAGATTTAGTGTTGTAATATTACTAAACTGTCTTTCTACATCATCAATCTCATCAATACCTGTATCAAACTTATCAGCACCTTGCTCATATATCTCAGCAGTGAGTTGATAAAAATACTGTTTACCTAACTGGAAGAAAGGATTTTCTCTTTCTACATACTTAACTTCATAGAGATCCTCTGTTAATGGAAAGTATATTAAATCTCCTTCATTAGGTCTACCATCTACAGCAAGACTCAATGCGGGATTAGCAGACTGTTCCCATCTTCTTCTTGATACAACAAAGGTTATCTCATCAGTTATTCTTAAACCAAACTTACTTACAAACTCTGCACCTGCACCAAAACCTTCTACGTTCACAAGGAACATCTCTATCATATAACTCTGATTGAACTCAGACTGTATAACCTCTCCTAACGTCTTATCTTTCAGATGTACTCTAGGAATATAAAACACATCAGATCCAAACAACTTGATTTGTTCGTCAACCAAGTCTTGTACAAGATTCTGTTCGGTGGCAACACCACCGTGTTGAGGAAAGTATACTTTTTTCATCCGATCATGTCAAATGGTGGTAATTCGTATGTAGAGAATGACTTCTCTTCTATCTCTGCAATTTCTTTTTGAGCATCTTCAAAAATTTCTCTACCATTAATGGCAACTCCACCAGGAAGTTGGATGCCATTAAACTTAATTAGGTTCTGACCCCACTGTCTTTTGATAAGGGCAGTAGCATATTTCTTTAAGAAGATGTCACTATAGACTTGAGTAAATGTATCAGGATCTAATGCTCTATGACATTCAACAATGACATGTACATCTTCATCTAACATGTCCTTACCAACATCAATATAAAGTCTGTCCTGTCTCATGTTAAATCTGAACTGAACAAAAGCACCATTGTTCAGAACCATATCCATAGTCTCCATCCAAGTCTTAACCATATAATAGTTAAGAAAGTCTAGAGATCCTACAGCGTATAGATCATTTAAAAAGATCTGATACTCAATACCAAATAAATTATTTCTAATTGCATTACTAGCAAGACCAAATACTTTAGTTACACCAACAACGTCAGCTGGTAGTTCAAGATATCTATCTCTGACTTCCCATTTTGTACCACTAGCTAGAGTAGTTGTTGTGTTTTGTGTTTCAAATTTTGTCTCATCAGCAGCAGTAAATAGATGCTTCATATAAGCAAGTTCAGTGCCATCGTAGTGTCTCATACGATAATACTGAAGTGCATCGTCTATTGCATCCTCTATCTGATCATCGTCAACATTGATCTCCAACACTGGAAAACCTAACTTTCTAAGACAGTAATCTTTAAATTCAGCTCTACTGGCAGGTTCTGCCATAACATTTACCTACAATTTCCCTGAAGGTATTTATTCATTTAAAGATAGCATAAAAAAAAGAGGAGTAAACTCCTCTTATTAATTATTAAGTGTTCCAAGTATCACCCCTTGGATCTGTTGGCCACGTTATATTAAAAGGATCAGCAGTATTTG